ATCTTGTCCTCGGTGGGCGCCTCACCGGCCACCAGGGCCTCGGCGTCCAGGACGGTCTGCTTCTCGAGGCCATCACCGGCCAGGCCTTCGGCATACTGCTCGAGGCCGCGGCGAAGATTGCTTCGGACGGTCTCAGGGGCGGTCTTGGTGACGGCCCGAGGATGCCAGCAGGCGGCCATGGCGAGCTGCTCGGTGGTCTTGTCGGCCAGACCGAACTGGATTGCCTCCTGGGCGGTGAACCATGTTTCCGCGGTCATTGCCGCGCGGATCTGAGCTGAGGTCTTGCCGGTGCGCTTGGTGTAGATGCCGGCCAGGATCTCCGCGTGCTGGTCGAGGGCGTTGGCCATCTTCCGCATATCGTCTGAGGTGCCTGCCACCATTCCAGACGGGTCATGGATCATGAACAGCGAGGCCTCGGCCATCTCGATGCTGTCACCTGCAAGAGCTATGACGGAAGCAATCGAGGCAGCGATGCCGACCACCCGGGTTGTCACCGGCGCCTGCCGGCCTCGCAGCATATTGTAGATCGCTAGGCCGTCCCAGACGTTACCGCCAGGGCTGTTGATCTCGACCACCAGGGGGCCGGGGCCTACAGACTGGAGAGCATCGGAGAATGCCTTAGCAGAAATGCCTGAACCACCGAACCAGTCCTCGCCGATCTGGTCGAATATCTGGAGCACCGCCGGCTCATGGACCGAGGCTCGGGGGCTGTAGGAAAGCCAGTTGGTAACTTTAGTCATTGGTTTTCTTGGCTCTGGTTTTCCGCTTTTTGGGCTCGAGCACTGCGACCACCTCTTCAATGGGCTCGGCCGGGATCGGCTCGGGCATTTCTTCGGAAGGTGGCTGCTCGAGAGCGGCTGCGGCAGGCTCCGGTGCTATCGGCTGCTTCTGAGCGGTCGAGATCTGGGAGACATCGAGGCCGTACTTGACTGCCAGGTCTTGGATATACCGTGCTTGTTGGGCCTTGGCCTCCAGGGCGGATCGCCAGTCGATGCCTCGGGCGCCGTAGATCTCGTCGTAGGTCGTAATTCCGGCACCAAGCTCGTTTAGCTGGGCGGCTGAGTTGCGACCGACGTCGACGTTAGGGGCTCGGGGCGCCTGGATGGCGACCTCGTACCAGTCGTCGGGAGAGTCTCGCAGGGTTGGATCGGTGCGGATGGCGTATTCCATCACATACTCCCAGATACGACGGGCGGCCGAGGCCATCACCTGATGACGGCTGCGGAACCACACCGATGACATATCGAGTGAGCCCCGGTAGACGGTGCCCTGCATCGACTCTGGGAATACCAGGACGTAAGGAATACCGACGCCGGCGCACACCTTTTCGGTGAGGCTGCGCCAGTACTCGCGCATATTAACATTGGGTCGGTCAGCGCTAAACTGCTCGAACTCGTCGCCAGTCTTCATGACCTTGACCGAGGCGCCGAAGATGTTCTCGTAGTAGTTCTGGGCGGTGCCCTGGGATCCAGCAACACCGGATCGGAGGCTGGTGGCCTGGACCTCACCGGAGCTCGTCTTGATCACCTGGGCCACGCTGGAGGCGAGCTTGCAGCTTTCCATCTCGAGCTTCTGGAGATCGTCCAGGTCGTGAAGGTCGTTGATCACACAAGCCACAAAAGGCAGTCCGCGGAGCTGGCCGGCACGCTGGGCCTCGTAAATGTGGACCACCGAGTCGGAAGAAATGGACCGGATGTCGGTGAGCTGTCCCTGCTGCTGCTCCTGGCCGCAATAGAAGGAGATGGCCCGACCTGTCTTGGGGTCGAACCGGACGCCGTCGAACACGTCGGGAAGGCCCTCCTGGCCAGCGGGAGTGGAGACCTGCTGCGGCTCGATTAGCTGCAGGCGGGGCCGGCCGGTCTCGCCCTTGGTCAGGAGGATAAAGGATTCCCCATCGTAGAACCAGCCACGGGCTGCCAGCGACATCAGGGTGCCGAAAGACTGCCGGGATCCGATGTCAGGGTAGCGGCTCCAGGTGTCCCACCATTTCTTAGCTCGGAGATTCCAGTCGGGATTCGAGGAAGCCGGCTGCACCGAGAAGTTGCTGCCGACGGTGTAGTTCTCAAACAGGTCACCCAGGCGATTCATCACCGCGTTGTTCTGCTCGAAGAATCGGGACTTTCGCACGATCTGCTGCCGGGTCGAGGCAGTCACATCGAACCGCACCGAGGTGTAGCTGGTGTCCAGGAAGGACCGGCGGATCGAGTTGGACGCGCCCTCGTAGCGGTCGACAGGCGCCGACCGGAACTTGCTCAGGATGGTGTCGAGGAATCCCATCAGCTCATGCCTCGATAGCTCGCCTCACGGCGGAAGTTGGAGAAGTCGCCGCCATAGGATGTCGCAGCAATAAGCACCACGGTCACCATCTTGGTGTAGATCTGGGCGTCGGTGGGCGTAAGGTTGCCGTCCTGCTCGAGGTAATAGACGGCCAGGTCGTAGTCATCGACAAGGCTTTCCCACATCTCGACCATCTCGGATGGTGTGGGGGCACCTTTGCCGGGCTCGGCAAACTCTACCGAGACATCGGAGGATGATGTCGACCGGACCACCTGGCCGGATTCGATCACTGTGGCCGCGGCGATAGACTTAGCAGCCAGGGCAGCCAGGAGCGTCACACCACCCAGTGTCGCATAGACACTGCGGAGATAGGCCCTCTTGATGGCTACGGTAAACGTGAACACCTCGGGCGGATCTTCACCGATCCCAGGGTGACTTCAATAGGTTAGCTGGCTATTGACTCGCTTGACGTAACCAGATCATTCCAAAGCATTACCATGGCGAGCTGCATGATTTCGCAGTCGTGCAGATGGTCGGGCCACTTTTGGTTCCTCTTAACCCAGACGTGCTTGATCCGGCCGGCTCGATTGGCCTGGGGACGTAGGACGTGCGAGTCCAGGTGGCGCCAGTAGAGGTCGGGCTCGGCGATGTAGGCACCTTCGGCCTGGACGCTGGGCGGATCCTGGTGCACGCCCCATTCCCGGTCGATGTCACCTTTTCGCAGGCGGGACAGCATATCGCGGAGGTGCTCGGTGTCGAACACCAGGAGGGGCTGCACGACGTCCGTCCTCATCGAGGATGATGTCGACAGGCCGAAAGGATGCACCGCCCCGGTGGCTGCTGTGAACCGGGCGCCGGTCTCCCGGCCTTTGAGTGGCATCCAGCCAATCACCATGGGCTTGCGGAGGCCGCCTTCCGGTGGGTATCGGAGACCGCACGGGAAGTTGATCGGGTTGGATGTCACCGAGGAATAGGAGGCACAGGCGTCATAGACTGTCTGCGTGTTGAAACCGGAGTCGATGCCGACATCCATGTCATGAACCTCGAGGGCCACCTGCACCCGGCGGAGGGCTGCGAAGTCGTCGGCATGGCCGGCAGCAATTAGGGTAGAGTTGCCGTCTTTCCACTCGCGGCACACCCACCAGAGGAAGGGCGCCACCGCCTGGACGTCGGCGGTCAGATAGCGGCGGCCGCCATCGACGGTCACGGTGGCCGCGGTCTCTGTGCGCTCCTGCTGCACGTCCTGTTGCTCCCAGGGCTCGGCCAGGTTGCCGTTGATGAAGCCTTGGAGGCCGGCCATCGATGCCTTGGCCTCGAGGAATGAGACTGCCAGATAGCCCCAGGTGCACTTGCGGTCGGGGCTGTAAAGGCTGCTCAGGTGGTAGGACCGCACACCGGGCATGGCGTTGGGATTCTCTGGGCGCCATTGGCCATGTCTTAGGGCTGCCACCTTGTGAGAGTCGGTGATTTTGCCCTGGCAGAGCTGGCAGACGTAGTGAGCTGAGGCTCGGATTTTGCCCAGGTCGTGCTTGCCGTCCTCGGCCTTGGCGTCGTCCCAGGTCACCTGCCGCCATTCGAGCTTGATGTACTCCCGGCAGTGTGGGCAGGGCAGGTAGTAGCGGCGCTGGTCGCCGCGGAGGAAGCGCTGCCAGATCCGGCCTTCGACCACCGTCGGTGTGCTGGTCATAAAGGCCTTTGAGCTGGAGAAGCTCTTGAGGCGCTGCTCGGCCAGGTCGAGGGCGTCGGCCTCCCGGGCGGTGGCCTCGGCGAACTTGTCGACCTCGTCGGCGATGAGCACCCGAACCGGGCGGCTGGCTAGGTTGGCCGGGCTGTTGGATCCTACGAAAGTCAGGGTCGACCTGGTGAAGTTCTGCTCGAGGTTGGTGATCTTGTCAGCCTCGGCCGGGTAG